TTAAAGAACTCTGGTTCGAGTGGGAATACGCCTAGCTCTCTGGTTCATGGAGAACTAGCTCTTAACTATGCTGATGGCAAGATTTTTTATAAAAACTCTAGTAATAGCATAGTTGAGTTTGCTAGTGGCGCTAGTTTTTCTGGAAGTTACAATGATTTAACAGATGTACCGTTTACTTATAATAATATTACAGGCGTAAGTACTAATGCTGATTTAGGAATTATTTTTCATACTGGCGGTACGGCTCTACAAGCAGATGCACATGCTGAATTAACTTTTAATCCTTCTTCTAATCTTTTAAAGGTTGGCGGTGACGTAACTATAACTGGTAGTTATACCGCAGATACTCATTTTAAATCGTCAGATGGTAATGTCACTTTATCTGCTACGGGTGGCGGTGGTGTATATTTAAGACCTGACGGCAGTACAAGCAGTAGTACTCAATTATATATCCAATCAGGAACAGGCAACGCAGAATTTTCAGGCACTATTTCTAGCGGTGCTATTACAGCAGATACTGGCGGTTCTTCACAAAATGCCTTAAATATTGGCGGTTCATCTGCAACAAATTACACCCTACAGCGTTGGCTAACCAGTGCTCATAGTGGTAATGAGGCTTACATAATCGCGTATGGCGCAAGTCATTCATCTGAAGCTGGCAATTTTGCGATTAAAAATCTTGAAGCTAATAGTGATATATTCTTTGAGCTTGCAAGCTCTGTCATACCATTACGTCTTACAAGTACAGGTGCGACTTTTGCGGAAAGTGTTAATGTTTCTGGCGATTTAAACATTGCTTCTACTCTTGCACACACTGGCGATTTAGATACTTACTTTCAATTTAATGCCGCCAACACAGCCCGTATTGTTGTTGGAGGATCGCAAAAGTTAGTTATAAATACAAACGGTGCTCAGATTAGCAATGGCACTCTCACAGTTGCAACTACATCAACAAATGGAATACTAGTTTCTGGTAATACTGGAGGTCTAAATTTTACTGGCGGTAACAACCGAATCTATTTTGGCGGTCAGAGAGCGCTAGAAGGTGTTACCTCAAGTGGCAATATCCAAATAGGCGAAGGATTCTCTGGAAATTTATTGTTACAAATGGCTACAGAAGTACAGGGTCAATTATCTGTAACAGATGGCTCTGTAGGAGCACCTTCTATAAGATTTTCAAATGACACTAACACTGGCATATATAGAGGGGGCGATGATAATTTTATTATTGCTACTGGTGGCGCTAATAGAGTTACTGTTACCAGTGCAGGTATCTTTTCTTCAGCAAATTTATATTCTGGCACTACTGGATCATATAGAAATTTCGCAGGAACGTGGGCGGGAACTACAGGTACAGCAAATAACGGATTTTATTTTTTAAACACTGCAAACAGCAATACAACAAAAGCTATGGAGCTTTCTCACGATGGCAATGTTGTGTTTGCAGGTCAAGTGCAAGGTTCGTCTTTAGATATTAATGGTGGTGCAGAGATATCAGGTAATACAACTATTACTGGTAATACTTCTAGTGGTAACGCTTTTCTTGCAAATAGAGGAGATGGTGGAGGACAAGGGCTGCGAGTACATAATACTGGTGAGGTTGTAGTACCAACAAATTATTTATATGCGGCACGTTCATCTGGTAGTGCATTTTACGCACAAGGGTCTGCTGTATTTAGAGGTGGAATTACTAATGATGGAGGTAATACTCTATCAATTAGCTCTGGTAGTTCTAATATTAATTTTAATAGTAAAAACTTAACGTCAGTAGGTTCTATTACAAGCAGCGGAAATCTAGTATTAGATGCCACAGGGCATAATTATATAGAGCTACACAGTGCTACTGCAAATACACGAAAATGGCGGTTTTATAATGGACAGGGGTGGAATCAAGATGCGCTTCTAATTTATGACCAAGATGCAGACCAAACTGCTGTAACTATTGAGACGGGTAAACTTGGAATTAATAGAGGTGCAAGCAGTTTATCACATAATTTAGATGTCGGTGGTAGTGTTGCTATATCAGGCACACAAATTTTAGACTCATCAAGAAACCTTTCAAATATTGGCACAATCTCTAGCGGTGCTATTACAAGTAGTGGACAAATATTAACCACAATCGAAAGTTCTACTGCTATTAAATCACGCTTTATAATGGGTAAAGCAGGTGGAAGTACTGCAAATGGAAACCTTTACCTACAATATGGTTCATCAGACACAGTTTTTATCGGGGCAGGAAGTGGAGGTGCAGGACTTGATATTGCAGGAACTCTTAAAACAGGTCGAACAGGTATAAACACAGCGTCAGTTAGTGATGTGCAACTTAAAATTAAAACAAGCACAAATGATAGCACTGATTTTGCAATAGAAGCCCAAAGTGCTAATGGTAGTGCTTTATTTAGCCTTGATGGAGCGGGTGAAGTCCGTTTAGCGGGTAATGTAAAAATGTCGGGAACGACTATTATTACCTCTGGCAGAGGGTTAACAAACTTAACGCTTTCACATGGAGCAGGTGGAACGAGATTTGAAACTAATGACTGGCATCGTTCTACTGATAATGATCAACGCTTTTATTTTGAAGCTAGTGGTCGAACTTTTTATAAAGCGTCTTCTCATCAATTTAGAAATGCCTCTAATGCTACACAATTTAATATTAATACTAATGGACATATACATATAGCATCTAATGGAGATTCAGGAGCAAGCAGTACTGAATACATAAAAGCAGGTGGTGTGGCTATCCTTACCTCAAGCAGAGTCTTACAGAATGTATCTGGTAACATTTCAATGTTCACCAATGACAGTAATTACGCAACGCAAACTTATGTAACTAACGCGATTAGCGATCTAGTTGATTCTGCTCCTTCAGCTTTAGACACGCTAAATGAACTTGCTGCCGCGTTGGGAGATGACGCTAGTTTTTCAACCACTGTTACTAATTCAATAGCAACTAAATTACCTCTTGCGGGGGGAACGCTTACTGGCACGTTAAATAGTAAAGCTATTAATATGCAAAACCATCAACTGTATGGTGTCAATAATCTACGGTTTAACGATCCTGGGGTTAACGAAGGTATTAAGTGGGACGGTGGTAATGAATGGCAGATTTATGAGTCACCCGACAATCAAACAAATGCCTCAGGTAATTTACAGTTTACTACTGGTTCTGGTGGCGGGACACTTAAAGCTACTTTAGATACGTCTGGTAACTTTATTGCGAGACACTCAAGCGGAACTACACGAATAGGCCAAGACGGTAATTATGGTAATTACGGATCGCTTGGTTTTGGTGGACATACCAACGGATCAAATAGAATTTTTGGTCATTATAGTACAGGAGATGGTTTATATTTAGCGTCCGCTACTGGTCGTGGGGTTTTTATAAGAACAAATGGTGGTAACGCTAATAACTTTGAGTTTACAAGTGGCGGTGACTTAAAAGTAGCAGGATCAACATTTGTTACTTCAGGTAGGGAAATACAAAATGCTTCTGTAGCGGCATCTTCTTCAATAGCTCCTAGAAGACGTGGTACTGCTTCTGTTAATAACTCTGGTTATGTTCATGCATTCAGAGTTGATGGCGATAATTTAGCGAGTTCAATTAGATTTACGGTTCATGGAACAACGGGAAGCGTTGTCATTAACTCAGAAATTTTTGTTTCTTGTAATCATTTTAAAGATATTTTTATAGAAAGTAATAGCGGATTTTATACGGTGCTTACGGTAAAAGTTGTAAGTAATGGTAATGAAGATTTTTCTGTTTATTTAAAAACAAATTCTGCAAACACTGCTACTGTTCAAATAGAAGTATTTCCTCTTAATAATGAAGTAATTACATTTACTTCTACTGACCAAGGTTTCACAACTAAAACATTAGAACATACTTGTGAGTACGGTAAAAGACTTAGTGCAGAAGATAATGTATCTGGTCGTGGATTTGACATTGAAACAGACGGACAAATAGATGCACTTAAATATCAAATCAGCGGTACGACAGTAATAGGCGCAGATAGGTCGTTAACAAGCATTAATAGCATTACTTCTGGTGGAAACATTAACACTACAAGCGGTGGCTTTCAGATAAATGGCGCTACTGTAATTAATAGCAGTAGACATATCAATTTATTTACAAGCGGTAGCACTGGTACGGAACAAATTAACTTAGCTAGAGGAGGTAGAATTACTTTCTATGGCGATACAAATGCCAAACATTCAATAGGATCTCGTGATCTAAATGGAGCTATTTCTGATGATATAAGAATAAATACGTATGGCGGTTTGTCTATAAATTTAGACTCTAACGACAATAATGCAGGTAACGCTAATTTTACAATAGGCAGACATGGCGGTGGAAGTAGCACTATATCTGAACTAATGACCGTATCTGGTGAAACGGGTGCTATAAATACAAATTCAACAATTACAGCAGGGTCTACAATACATCGCGGCAATCTGACTATTGATAGTCAAGAGATAGATGTAGGTTCTGGTGATCTTGCTTTAGACGTTGCAGGAAACATTACTCTTGATGCAGGTGGTGGAAATATAGACCTCAAGGAAGGTGGCACTACGTTTGGTAGGCTACAAGAAATGATTGGTGGCCTTGGTATATCTGCCGGATCAACACCTACGTTTGCACAGCTTATTTCTTCTACTAAAACACTTTTCTTTGGACACATTGAGCTAGGTGATAACAAGCACGTTCAATGGGGAGATTCAGGTGGTGATCTTCAGATATATCACGATGGGTCAGATAGTTACATAAAAGAATATGGCACTGGTGCTCTTAAAATTCTTACAAATGGATTACGTGTAAGAAACGCGGCAGATGATGAGGACATGATTACTGCTAATCAAAACGGAGCAGTAAATTTATATCACGATAATACAAATGTTTTACAGACCATGACTGGTGGTGTAAACATTACAGGTGAATTGCAGTCTGATTCATTAGATGTAGACGGTGCTGTAGATATAGATGGAAATACAGTTATCACTGGTAGTTCCGGTACTGGCTTTGCGCTTGAAGTTGAACGTGGTGATAACTCTGCGGATGTACTTTTAGCTTATAACAATGGTGTTGTACAAACACCAAATAATTATTTGTTTGCTTCACGTTCAGGTGGTGTATCGTTTTACTCACAAAGCGCGGCTGTTTTTAGAGGAGGAATTCTTAATGATCAGTCTGGTCAGGCTTTAACAGTAAGTGATGATTTAAACATTACAGGCTCTACTTCAATTAATGGTACACAAATCATTTCATCTTCAAGAGCTTTATCAAACGTCACTGGTAACATCTCCATGTTTACTAACGATGCGGGTTATTTAACTTCAGCTACGTTAGGAAGTAATTTGAATGCCGACACTGTAGATTCACTACATGCATCTTCATTTTTAAGATCAGACGCAAATGACACTATGAATAATACCCTTACTTTTGGTTCGGGTTCTGGATTTGATTTAGCAACATTTGATATATATGGAAGTATGCGAGTTATCAGAAATAATAAATCTGGTAGCGATGGAATGTACATTGGATATCTTAATTCTAATAGTGGTGTTACAAGGATTTTTGGTGGCGGTCAAGGATCTGGTGGTATTTACATTCAAGGAAGCGGTGCTAATGATATTAAATATAATAACTCATCTACGTTTTGGCACGCAGGGAACGATGGAAGTGGATCAGGACTCGATGCTGACACTTTAGATGGATATCAGTCTGGTTATTTTGCTACTCAAGGTAACTTAGGAAATTATCTAGCCTTAAGTGGCGGTACGATGACTGGCACTATTACAAGCCGTGATCTTTTATTGCAGTCTGGTTATCACTTAATGAGATCAAACCATCACACAGGTCATCTTGAAGGTTCATACAATAACGTAGGTGGAAACGCTGTTAAGTCAAACCCAATTTATACGATAGGCTCAAATTACAATCCTTTAGAAGCATCACTACAAAATATGTACGGTATTGGATTCGCTAAGAATAGTGCCTCATATATGACAGGAGACCTTGATGCAGGAAATAATAATGGTTGGGGTTTATATGTTGCGGCAGACGGTGATGCAAGAGTATTCCTAAACGGTTCTCATGGTATTATCAGTTCTACAGGACAACACTATGCAGATGGTCAACTCGTTTGGAACGCAGGAAATGATGGTAGTGGATCAGGATTAGACGCTGACACTGTGGACGGTATTCATGGGTCTTCACTTTTAAGATCAGACACCGCTGATACAGCGTCAGGAGCATTAACGCTTACAAATAACAATAATCATTTCAAAGGGCATTTATATTTTGATGAATATAGCTCCGGTAGACATTACATTCATTTCACTACAGCAGGTTCTACTAACCAAATTGATTGGCGAATACAAACTAATAATGCTAATTCGGTAGTCCATCAATGGTCAAACACCAATGCTTATTTTGCTACTCAGGTTCAAACAGCAACGCAGGGTATTCTTTGGGGTGCATCAAACGATGGCAGTGGGAGTGGACTTGATGCTGATACCGTTGATGGTATTCAAGGTGCTAGTTTCTTACGATCAGATGCAAATGATTCTGTTACAGGCGACAAAACAACAACTCTTCAAAGATTACAATTTAACGGTGTAGGCGGTAACTCTGGCGCCACAAATAATAGTTATGCAATTTATCAAGAAGCAGGTTCTTGGTCACACCCATACCCTGATTTAATAATTGGCTACCATACAGGTATTAAAATGGGAGGCCACACTAGTTATGGTGGTGTTCGTTTTTATAATAATAATCCTACTAGTGGTTCAATTATAGCTTCTATCGGAGATGGCGATCAAAACTTTAGAGGCTATCATAACGGTTTTTTAAGACATGGCGGAAATACTGATCACAAAATAATGACTGTCGGAAACGATGGTTCAGGATCAGGATTTGACGCTGATACCGTTGACGGAGTTCACGCATCATCTCTTTATGGAGTAACTTCCGTTGCAACTGGCGGTGGACTTACAGGCGGCACGATTACATCTACAGGTACAATTAGTCACGCTGATACTTCTAGTGTTTCTAATGTAAACAATAGCGGTAATACTTTTATACAAGACATTACATTTGATACTTATGGTCACGTAACAAGCGTAACGTCTGCTACTGCAACGTCAAGTGGTGGCGGTGGAGCTAGTAGTTCTCAAACGGTTACTGCAAGGGTAAAAGCAAATAGACTTGATTATATAGCAGCGACTAGCCCCGCAACTATATTTACAGCTACATCAGGGAAAGTAATAGTTTTAGAAGAAGCTATTTGTTTCATTGATGCTGATGCTGTATCAGCAAGTGGGTATCCCGTGTTTGGTTATCCAATAAGAGTAAGAGTTAAATCACAATGGAACAATAGCAGCGATGCTTATATACATAGAGATGGTGGAATGACGTTTACAAAAGAGGCATTAAATTCTTTGTTCCGATCTAACTCGCAATCTGCAAATTATTCTGCAAACATGAAAAGATTCTTAGTAGCACAACCTCGTGATCCAACCGCTAATAACCCAGATCAGCAACAACAAATTGCAGAGGTTAATAGTAGTGATGGAACTTTTAATAGTAAAATAGAACTTACAATGGATTCATATGTGAACACTTCTACTTCTGAAGATTATTACTTTTATTTCCAAGTGAAATTTAGAGAAGTAACTCTTAGTGATATCACTGGTGCATCTGGTATGGTAACAATTTAATTTTAATAAAGTGGAGATAGACTTATGTGGTCAATAGAAAACATTGTGCGAAATTCTAAAGGTGCACAAAAAGATGGTGTAATAGAAGTACTTGGACACTATACACTTACAGATGGTGATCATTCTGCATCTTATCCAATGATGGCTGTTTTTCAACCAGATAAAAGCAAAGAGGGATATGTTGCTTGGTCTGATTTAACTCTTGAAATAGTTCAAGGTTGGATGGATGATTATTGTGATATGGATAGTGTAAAAGCAAATTTAAGTGCTCAGATAGATGAGCAAAAAGGTAAAACACAAGGGTTGCCTTGGTAATAAACTAACAAGGAGCAAATATTATGGCTACAACTTGGAAACTGCTTGAAACTTGGGATGGTACTAGAGAACAGTCTATGCCAGACCCAGAGAATGAAGGCGAAACTAAAACTGAAACTCTGACAGGAATTATGGACATCAAAGTGCTTTTTACTTGCAAGGATAAAACTCCTAATGTTAAGCATGAAAGAATGGTTAATGTAGTTCTCGATGCTGATGGCAAATATGATGAAACTGCTATGCAAGAACGTCTTGAACAAGTTGCTCTGGGAGTATCAAATAAAGTTGCGTGTGGCGCAATAAGCTGATTAATGGAGAAAATTTATGTCAGTTCTTCAAAGTTTTATAGCTCCAGCAACTCAATTACTAGATAAGTTTATTGAGGATAAAGACGAAAAAAATCGTATCGCTTTCCAGCTGAATACGATGGCAGAGCGTCATGCTCAGGAGCTTGCGAAAGGACAAATAGAAATCAATAAACTTGATGCCAAAGGTAATTGGTTTCAATCTAGCTGGAGGCCGTTAGCAGGTTATGTTTGCGTCATGGGTCTTGCTGTTAATTTTTTGGTATCACCGATATGCGCTGGTTTTGGCGTTATCATCCCCCAAGCTGATGCCTCTGTGATGATGCCGCTTTTGCTCGGTATGCTTGGTCTTGGAGGCGCTAGAAGTTTTGAACGTGTTAAAGGCGTAGGTAAATAAAGGGTCTAAAATGACAGGATTTAGTTTGCAAACTTTTGGCGGAAAAGCACCTAAGATTTATTCTAGGTTGTTACCGAATGATATGGCTACGGTAGCAACAAATGTGAGATTAGATACAGGTAGGCTTGAGCCGTGGAAAGGAAATGCAAGCTCGTCTATACAGGCTACGAGTAATACTCAATTTTCTGATAATGTAAAAACAATTTTTAAACACAGCAGTAACATATGGATTGCAGTCAATCAAGTTGTTGACATACTTGAAAGTCCTATAGCTCAAGATCCACATAAAAGAATTTATTATTCTGGATATACAATATCCAGTTTCTCTAATCCACTAATGCAAGCATTAGCGCCAACGACAAATGATGTTGCTAATGATACTTTTTATAAGTTAGGTATACCTATTGCGCCAAACTTGGCAACAACACCAACTTTAACACCTACTGTTTCATCAAATGCTTCTACAGAAACACCTTCAGCAAGGAGTTATATTTATACACTTGTTAGTGTTTATGGAGAAGAAGGGCAACCAAGTACAGCACAAACAAGCCAAATATTGAGTGTATTTTCTGATCAAACAGTGACTATCACGTTCCCTGTAGCGCCATCTGGCATGCACAATTTAGCAAAAAGAAGATTATATAGAACTGATGCGGATGGAACTTTTAGGCAAGTTGCAGACATTGATATTCCTTCTGATGAATCATCAAGTAACTTAACAACTTTTGTTGATGATAAAACTGACGCTGAATTAGGTGAGCCAAATGAAACATCTGATTTTGAGCCGCCACCTGATAGCGATGGAACTGCACACCCACAGGGTCATTTGCAAGGTTTAAAATCTATGAACAATGGCGTGTTTGCTGGATTTGCTGGCAAAACAGTTTTATTTTCAGTTCCTTTTCAACCTCATGCGTTCCCAGAAAAGTTTCAACTTACAGTTCAGTCTCCTGTCATTGGTTTGGCTCCACTATCAAATGGTTTAATGGTATTGACTAAAGGTAAGCCTGTTTTAGTTCAAGGTACAGATCCATCATCAATGGCTATGGTAGAAATAGATTCTGCTCAAAGTTGTGTATCACGAAGAAGTATTGTTGATATGGGCGATTTCAGTGTCTATGCAAGTCCCGATGGATTAGTTTTGGCAAGTGAGTCAGGCGTTCAATTAATTACTGAACAAACATTTACAAGAGATCAATGGCAAGCACTCAACCCATCTTCTATTCATGCATATTATTGGGAAGGTCATTATGTTGGATTTTATGAAATATCTTCCAGTGAAAAGGGTGGCTTTGTCTTTGACCCAAGGGGAGGTAAAAATTCTTTCGTTGATTTAAATTTTTATGCTGAAGCAGGATTTGCAGATTTAGAAAATGACGAGTTATATTTAATAGTAAATAATAGTTTTGTTGAGTTTGCATCAGGTTCAAATTTATCTTACACATGGAAATCAAAAGAGTTTTATAACGCAAGACCAATCAATCCGGCTGTAGCGCAAGTAGAATGTGACAGTTATTCTCCTTCTGTGACTTTTAAATTATTTGCTGATAATTCCTTAAAACATACACAAACCGTTACAAGTGCTGATCCATTTAAACTACCCTCAGGATATAAAGAGAACGCTTTTCATGTAGAAGTTACAGGCAGTGTTCCAATCAATCAAATAAAGGTATTTGAAAGTTCTGAGGAAATAGGTAATGGCTAGATTTATAAGCAGTCCTGTACCTATAAAATGGTCAGATCAAGAAAAAAGATTTGGATTTGCTATAAAAGAAAGCGTTGATGTTTTATCAGGATTGCGAGGAGATCCTTTGGATAAGGCAATTACCGCTAGAGAACTTTTAAACTATGGGGTTATAAGGCTAAAAGAAGGACAGCTTTCTTATAATTTAACAACGGGCGCAAGGCAAGGAAGAGTAGAGGCTAGAACATTAAATCTTGATGAGAGTTCGTTTGAGGCTAATATAAATAATGAACTGACTCTAGCGGAAAATGCAGTTGGTGAGCAGTTATTAGTGTTCATTGAAAACACACAAACAGTTACACAGCAAACTGCATTAAGCAGTGTGTTTGAGCAATCTGAGCCTCCATTTAAGGCAACTGCGGCAGAAATAGGCGAATCAAGTGGAGTTACGTTGCCTGTTATTATGGGTCAGTTGAATAATATAGAAATACTTAGTTCTCAAATAAAAGATGATGGTAATTATTTATTCGATTTTGGTGCAGTTGTTTCAGGCAATGCAACTAATTCAACTCAAGGAGGATCATACGTTGCTCTTGGAGTTGAAAGAAAAGTAGCGGGTGCAGCATCATCCACTTATACGGACTTTCAATCACAAAAATCAGATGAAGTTACAAATGGGGTAAATATTTTGGGTCAGAGAGTAGGGATCGTTAATGTTCCTTTAGCTAAAGGATTTGATTATAGATTTAAAATTTATGTTTACTTGAGAGGCGCAGGAAGTTCGGGTGCTGTTTACAACACATTTATACGAGGGTTTAGGTTAAATACAAGATCATAATGGCTACTATATATAATAAAGATACTGGCGAAATAGTTCTTAATATTAGCTACGAAGATGAAGCTGTGCGTAGAATGTTAAATGATGACCAAGATTTTTTGCGGGAAAATATAAATGGCTCCCTCTATAAAATAATTGATGGTAAGCCAGTAAGAAAAGAAGCGCCTCCTATTAATCATTATAAATTTGCTCAAGAATGCAGACTACCTAAACTAATTGATAGCGACTGGACGCAGATGCCTGATAATGCTTTAGATGATGATAAAAGAAATGAATGGAAAGAATACAGGCAAAAACTTAGAGATTTTCCCGATTTAGTGTTAGCAACCTCTGACGCTAGAACAGAACAAAAAATTATGGATTTACTTCCTATTGAACCCGAATAGTAAATATGAAACAAAAAAAATTACAGACAAAAAGTAAATACGATGAATTTGATATGGACAATGATGGTGTTGTGACTGACAAGGAGATAGCACAGCATCAGGAAATGATGAATCAACAACTGTTAGAGGAGAAATCAGATACTCAAAGAAAAATGGCGTGGGTAGCAATGATATCTATGTGTGTATTTGCATTGATACCATTATTACCTTTTATACCAGAGAATAGGTTATCAACATTAGCTTCTTTGTCTGACATGCTTTTTTTATCTCAAGCAAGCATCGTTGGGCTTTATTTTGGAGCACAAGCATATATGGCTAAACGCTAGATTGACAAGAAAAAATGGCGTATCATATGAATAACTTATTACTGCATGGAATCGCCTAAACAAAAAAGGTATTTCGTGTGTCAAGAAAACCTAGACCTGAAGATTTTGAAGACATTCATGCTCTAGGACAATGGATGCAAGAAAACAGTCATTTCGCAAACAATGGATGGTGTTCGCGTAAAATTTATACGATTGTTTCCTTAGCTCAAAATCCAGACTCAAATATCTTTTTAAGAGTATGTGAAAGAAACAATAAGATTATTGGTTTTTTTGTCGGATCTGTAAGCGAATACTTCTTTTCCGATAAACTAATTGCTCAAGACATGGTGCTTGTTTTTCATCCTAATGAAAGACAAAACATATCAAGAGATATTATAAGACTAATAAAAGATTTTGAAAAGTGGGCTAAAGAAAAAGGAGCTACAGAAGTAGCGATTGGAATTACAAGTGGGATAGCGGGTGAAGGATATCCCAAGTTATTAAAGAGGCTTGGTTATGATCAAGTCGGAATACTGACCAAGAAAGAGGTGTAACAATGTGTTTTGGTGGTGGCGGTAGCGAACCTGAAGAGTTAGAGAGCAAAAAAGCTATAGCAGAACAAGCGGCTATACAGCTTAAAAATGTTGGAGAAACTTTTATTCCGCTTGAAAATCAGTTTATTGCTGATCAATACAGGAGATTTGATGATTCTTCTTATGAAAATGCTATGGGTAGAGCGGCTACCGTAGCGTCTGGTGCATATGAAAATAGAATGAGACAGTTAAATCCAGCGATGTTTGCAAGAGGGATAGATCCTTCTTCACAAGCGTTTATTGATTCCTCAGAAGCATTAACTAAAGCTCAAGGAAGAGGTGTTGGACTCATCGCGGCAGATGCTGGGTTGACTAATACAGATGCAGCTTTTCAAGGACTTAGTAATGTTGTCCGAATGGGGCAAGGACTCGAAGCAGACATTATGGAAGGAAACATTGATAGATTAAATACTAATATGCAACTAGCCGAACAAATGGCAGATAGAGATTTTGCGAGGAATGCGGCTACAGCCAATATTTTTGGAAGTATTGGTGGTGCGGCTACTGCATATGGCATGAACAGAAGAATGGGATAAAGGAGAATATATATGTGTTCTGGCGGTTCTGAAAATCCTTATGAAAGAGTGTTTTCGCAACTTAATACAGGTGTGCAAAATGAAGTAAGACCTATGTTTGATGAGTCTTATAACCCTTATGAAAATATTCCAACCAGCGTTGCTAGAGGAAGGGGTGCTGGCAAAAGACCAGCAGATGATTTGTTTGCTCAGTTAATTAGAGCGCAGACTAGAGATTATATGACTAGATTTGCACCAGTAGAAAGAGATTTGACAGGCATGATTACAAGAACTGGTACAACAAGTTTACCTGATGATCTTATGAGAACAGGTGATGCAATTACTACAGCAGCTGAAAATGCTGCGGGACAACAAAGAAGACGTTTAGAAAGGTTTGGACTCACAGGAAACAACGATATAGGACAAGATAACACATACATTAGTTCTTTGGTTGGTGGATTTAATGATGCAATAGATAGAGATAGAGACAGGCGATCTGCACTAATAGGTGGAGTTGGAAATGTCTCTTCTACTTCAAGAGCAAGAACGAAGGGCATGGGAGGTTACTAATATGTCTTTAATACAGCTAGGAAGAGCAAAATTAAATATGGCGAATCAAGGTTTTGGCGTTGTAGCTAAAGCCGAAGCTCAAGAAATAGCTAATGAAATGTCTATGGATGCACAGAAAAAAGCGTTGCAAGGTCAAACTTTAGGTACAGCTGGAGGAATTGGAGCGCAAGTTGGTGTAAATAAAGCATTATCTGCTACTGAAAAGACAGCGACTGCGATAGGAAATATTAATAAAGGTATTGAGGGTATTGGTAAGGCGGGATTGCAGGGTGACAAACTTACATTTTTTAGATCAGGAACGACTATGGATGCGGTAGTTGGAGAAGCGGCTGAAAAAGCAATAGCTGAATCATTTGCAGAAAAAGCTATGGTTGAAGCTAGTAAAGGTGCTGGTACAACGACTGAAGTTATTTCAGCTATGAATAAAGCACAAGCAACTGGTTTAGCTGAAGGTAAAGCTGCTGTTGATGCAGCATCCGCAGCGGCAGCTGGTTCTAGTCCTATGGCTACATTAGCTCAGATAGCGGCTCCTGTGGCTATTGCAATGGGAATTGGATTCCTTCTTAATAAAATATTTGATTGAGGTGATTTATGGTACTTGGTTTTGCTGAAGGTTTCCGATCTGGTTATGGAATGGTAGAAGATACCATTGAGCGCAGACAAAGAAGAAGGGACAGGCGAGAGGATATCGAAAGATTAGATCGCATTCGTGAAGAAGAAAGAACGCAAAGGAGAATGGAGCGAGAAGAAGATTTGGTTCGTTCAGCTATGGAGCGACAACAAGATATTGATTTTAGACAAGAACAATTACAAGTAGAAAGAGATAGAATAGGATTTGATCAAGGTCTAAAACTTGCTCAACAAATCAATCAAAATAATAAGTCGGATATCGAGATTCAAGAAGCAAAACTTAGAATCGGTTTAGTTGAAGAAGAACAGAAAAGAAAAAAAGAAGAAGAGGACATTGCTAAAGGTGGACTTGCCCTAACCAATTTAATAAATAGGGGACTTCCAAAAGGTTTGGGTGAAGGCGGTGAATTAACAGATGAGCAAGCATCAGAGATTAATGGGCTTCTTGCATTGGCAGTTGCCTCTCCTTTAGATCCAACTCCGGCTCTGGATCTTTTTGCTGAAGACGCTATAAAAAATGCACAAGACTCTTTAAGTGCATTTGCTCGTGGCGAACAAGGAGATAATGATGCCATTTTAGGCGCTATTAATAACTTGCTTGTTTTTAACAATAAAAAATTAGTTGGGAAAACGGTAACTTTAGATGAGTTTCCAAATGCTCCCCCAAAATTTGCAAATGGTGATTTTGAGGTATTAGGAACAGAGGTGTCTGATATAGACGGTCGCATGGATGAAAACGGTAATCCAGTGATCGATACCACTGTATTTGTAAGTCTTGAAAATAAAAGAACTGGTGAAACAACGGGTTACTTTACTGAGATGACAGAAGGTAGGCAACCAACAGGAGTTCAATATTCATTGCCTGTTAATGAAATGACAAAGGCATTTGGTCAAAAACTTATTTATTTAGATTACATTAAAAATAATAGAGAAAGTCTTTTAGAGCAAATTGAAAATGCAACATTTAGAAAAGATGGAAAATATGATCGTAAGGCATATGAAGATCGTTTAGCTGAACAAGACAAAAGATTTCAAGAAGAGCTTGAATACAAAGTAGATATGCCAGTAGTTCAAGGTTCAAGACTTACATTTGGAGATGTTGCAAAAGATCCTAAATTAAGAGATGAATATGTAAGACAGAAAACACTTTTAGGTGTTGATCCAACCCATGATTTAGCAAAAGAAATGAAGACTCTTTTTGAAGAGGTAAGATCCCTTCCCCAAATACAAAAATTTGAACAAAGACTTAATAGACTCCGCAAACCTCTACTAAATAATAAAGATTTATCTGAATTAGTCTCTTTGTTAGATTATGATGAAAGTGGGGACAAAATTATTCTTAAACAAGAAAACAAAGATGAGTATAAGGATCTTTTAAGAAGAAAATTACAATCAGGCAGACAGTCAGTTGCTCTAGGTCAATTCATCCCTCCGTCTAGGTAATCAAGCATGTTATCTTTAGGGTCAACAAATCCATACAAATCTTTACAAAAAAGATCATTTCAATCTGCCTCAACAGAAACTGGAGTTTTTAATGAAATTGGTAAAGGTTTTGGTGCGGGAGTAGATCAGCTACAAGCCCTTGGTATAGGTGGAACAAAAGCATTATTTGGACAGCTTATTGGTAATGAAGAAATGTTTCAAAGCGGCATTGAATATTACCAAGAACAAATGTCTGAAGCATCTGCGGCAGAAGTAGAAAGAATAGAAGATGTCGATGGATTTTACGATGGAGTTCTTTGGGCTTCATATTTAGTTGGTAATGTAGTACCAACTCTTGTTGGAGGTATTGCGTCTGGTGGTGTTGGTGGTTTTGTAGCTAATCTGGCGGTCAAAAAGAAAGTAAAAGATGAAGTTAGCAAAATAGCAAGAAAACAAACTGAAAAAGTTGTTAAAGAAAAAGCAAAAAAAGCATCATTTAAAAAATCTCTTGCAAATCAGTATAAAAAAATAAAAGGAGATCCTGTCAGAATAGGGCAAGGTATTGGAGCTTTTACATATAGTGCTGCTTTAGGTGCTTCAGAATCAACTGCTAATTTGTATGAAGAAGCAGATGAAAGAAATTCTGCACTTGCATTGTCAGTTGGACTTGCTTCAGGAGCTTTAGATGCTTTAGTTCCAATGAGAGCATTAAAAAAATTATTACCAACAAAAAAATTTAAAGAAGCGCAAGATCAAATCTCTGATCAAGTAATGTCTAATCAAAAGCCTATAACAAGAACTCTAATTGAAATGGCTAAATTAGGTGGTTCGGAAGGTGTAACCGAGGCGCTTCAAGAAATCGTCCAACAATCAGCCGTTGAATATGTAAAAGGTCAAAATGATTCAAGTCTTGAAAAAGACTTTTTTGGAAGATTATTTGACGAGGAAAATAGATCAGTTTACTTAAATGCGGCATTTGCTGGCGCTATCGGTGGTGGTATTGTTGGTATTCCCACAGGCATTGTTGGTGATCCAACTCCTACAAGAACATTAGAGGAAGCTACTAGAGCAGAGCAAGAGTCACAAGCACCTCAAGAAACGCCTTTAGACCCAAATAATCCGAGAAATATTACACCCGAAAAGTTACGGGAAAACTTAGAAATGATAAGGCTTTTAGAAGAAGAGGGTTTAGAGGTAGCTGTCCAAGATACATCGACAGATCAAAGTGCTACTGAAGTTCAACTTAAAGCTAGACAAAATGCGAGAGACTTATTAAATAGAACTGCTGAATATAGAGCGTTAGCTCAAAATATTATTGAAGATCAATTTGCATTACACATAGCAGAGCTTGAGAGACAAAGAGGTGGCGTTAGAGATTTAGTGGTATCTGAACAAACACCTCAAAATGTTAGTGAGACAGTGAGAGTTACTAGGCAACAACAAGAAAGTCTGCAAGAAAATTTGAACAAAGTTATTGAGCAAGCGAGAGAAGCTGGATTAAATGTTGATATGCTTTCTGATGCTAATTTTGCAATTCAAGATCAACTTGCACAGAGAGTCGCTGAATTAGCAACAAGTGGTGGAGAGGTTGCGGTTGCTACGCAAGCAGTAGAGCAAGATACTGACAGAAGATTGGCTCAACTTGATGAGCAAATACAAGAAAGAAGAATAGCTAGAAATGTTGACGCTCTTACGGGCGAAACTATTGAGACTGTTAATGTTTCTGAAATTAGTCTTGGATCGTTACCCACAGAAATACAACAAGCAGTAGCAGCATTAGCTGAAAATGAGACTGAAGTACCAGTATTTGTATCTGAAGAAATATATGAAAGAGCAGTTAATACAATACCTTTGCCATTTAGAGAAGAAGTTGATAGCGAAGGTAGAAAGATTATTGACCTTCAAAGAGATAAAAGAAAGGATACTGCAAATCCAGAAAATTATTATTTTGGGGAAGTAACAACAACCCCCACCGCAGAAGATAACTTATTCTTGGCAGATGCTATAAGAAAAGTGCTAAGACAAAACGGGGACGATTACAACGATGCTATAACAAGAGCAATGCTCGATTTAAACAAAGCTGGTGTTGGAAATATATTTTCTGCTGAAAGGTTTGTAGTACCTCCTATTGAAAGAATGCAAAGACCTTATGGTGAAGCTGCGGCATCTTATAGCCCATCAACAAATGTAATTAGTTTAAGTCCAACATTAATCCAAGACTCATTAGGAAATACTAATGGACAAAGATATTTAAGATTTGTTATGGCGCATGAGTTAGGCCATCAATTTGATTTATCTAATGAAGTTTCGGAAAATGTTTCAGAGTTTGATGTAACTGGTTTGCAGCAAGATAATGGTAATTTTAGATTATCTGTCGGTGATGCAGTAGCTGAAATATTTGCGGAATATCAATCAGGAAGTGATTTTGGTTTGCTGTTTGAACATCCTATTAGATACATGCACCGCGATTTTGAAAAGGCAATACAGAAAGGGAATGTAGACGAAGTATTAGCATTGCACAGAAAAGAAATTTTTGCTCAAGCATATGCAATATACTATACAGATCCTGTAAACTTTAGAGAGAAGTTGCCTAAAGTACATGAAGTATTAACAAGGGAGATAACTGATGAAAGAAATAATAATCAAGCCACCGACAGACTCTCCGATGGTGATGGAGTACGAGAAGACATTCGGGCATTTACCAGCAATAGAAGCGAGGAAGTGGTTGAGCCTAGAGCAACTAGAGAGAGCGGCAGAACAGGCGTTGAAGGACAACAAGCCGATCAAAGAGTGGGAAGAGAGGGAGAACAAGACGATGGACTCAGTGCTAGACGAGGCTTATTAGACGATAATGATGTCTTTGATTTACCTACGAGAACAGCCCAAGAGATAGAGAGAGATGATGGTTTAATAGATTCTGTTCGTGAAACTACAACTAGACTTGAAGCAACAAAATCTAAAGCTAGAACAACCTTCCGTAAATATTTATTACCAAGAGGATTATTACCTGAGACTGCTTTTGATTCAATGATTGAAAGAGATGGTCTGATAGGTGCGGCTGAAATAGAGGTCAGGCAACTATTAGGCAATTACAGAAATGCAGTTAGAGAAAAACTTGGCAGAGATCCTTCACAAGAAGATAAAAAAACTTTGAATGATCTTCTATCAGGAAGTTTATCTGATGTTGAAAATGCGGTTATTCCCGAAAGCATAAAAGAACCTTTGAGAGCAATGAGGGTTTACCTTGATAATTACTCTGATCAATATGCTAAAGCTATCTTCAAAGATATTGAAAAACTTGTTGCACAGGGGAAAGAAGGTCAAGCCGCAACAAAGATTGATTTGCTCAATACTATTATCGAAAGAAAAGGCACATATGTAACAAGATCATATCGTGCTTTTGATGATAAAAACTGGTTCAAAAAAGTTCCAGAAGAAGTCATCGTAGCAGCGAGAGACTTTCTAGTAGAGCAAGGTAGCACAAATCCTATTCAAGTAATAAATACAATTCTCAAAGAAGGTACAGCTTATCAAGACTTGCCAACGCTCATAAGAGAGACAAAACTTGGAGCAAAAGACTTATCTAATTTAATGAAAAAGAAAAATATTGCTCCTGAGATAAGAGCGTTATTAGGTGAATACACTGATCCAGAAGTAAACTTTGCTAGATCAGCAACAAAAATGAGTCGTTACATATTCAATACTTATTTCTTAGAAAGAGTTTTAGAATTAGGTGAAGGTGTATTTTTATTCAAACCTGAAAACGCACCACCTGATCATTTTGTAAAAATAGCAGCTGATAATTCATCTGTTTTGGCTCCCTTGAATGGATATGTTACTACGCCAGAAATAAATCAAGCATTCATTGATGCTATAGATCCTTCATCTCCAACTGGTTTATATGGATCAATTATCAGAGCAAATGCTTTTGTTAAGTTTGGTAAGACAGTCATTGCACCTACAACAATGGCAAGAAACTTTTTATCAGCCGCATTGTTTACTGTAGCCAATGGTCATTTTAACTGGGCTAAAACAAGTAAAGCAAGACAAGCTAGAAAAGCATATTTTAATAATTTATCTGATCAAGAGATGGTTGATTATCTTAAAGAGATAAAAAAACTTGGCGTTAATTATGATTCTGCAATCGCTGGTGAATTAATAGACACTTTAAAAGATACACAATTTGGTGCAGATATTGTCTTTGATGAAGAAGGCGCAACAATCAGCACAAAAGCAAAAAGAAAAGTTTCAAAGACAGCTGAATTTTTTACAAAGGCTTACCAGTTTGGTGATGATTTCTGGAAGATTGTCGGTTTTGAAAATGAGGTTGATATTCTTATGAATGCTAAGGGCATAACCAGAGAAGAAGCTATGCCTGAAGCTGCAAAAAGAATAAGAGATACTTACCCTACTTATTCATTGGTTGGAGCGGGAGTTAAGTGGTTAAGAAGATTCCCCTTAATTGGTACATTTGTTTCATTCCCTTACGAAATAATTCGAAACAAAATGAACATGCTTAGATATCTTGCAAGAGATATGAAAGATCCAGATTTAAAGAAAACAGTTCCTAGAAGACTTTTAGGTTTAGCTTTAGCTAATGCTGGTGCATACGGATTAGTATATGCATCTAAAGGAATGCTTGATGTTTCGGACGATGAAGAAGAAGCAATTCGATTGATGGCTCCACCTTGGTCACGAAACTCTAATTTATTAGTGACGAGCAGAGAGCCTGATGGAAAAATTAATTACTTGGATCTATCCCATATGGATCCTTATGCTCAATTTAAAAGACCAGTAAACGCTCTTTTTAGAGATGGAGATATTGAGGATAAAATTTATGATGCAACGTGGGAATTTTTCAAACCATTTTTAGGATGGGATATATCAACAAAAACTTTATTAGAATTGATTGGGAATAAAAAAGAGTCTGGAGCACAAATATATAATGAATCAGACACTTTACTAAATAGATCAAAAGACATTTATATGCATATTGAAAGAGGCGTTGCTCCCGCTGTTTTGCAAAATTTAAGAAGAACTACTTCAGCATTGAATGGTGAGATCACTAAGTCTGGTAGGAAATTTTCAATAGAAGATGAAGCTATGGCTATTGTTGGATTTAGAACTACTTTATTTGATCCTAAGACTGCTTTGTATTTCAAAGCATATGAGTTTAATGAAATGAAGAGGGAGTCTGTATCGCTTCTTACAAACGTCCTACGCGATCCTAATGATGTATCTGAGGGAGATATTAGGACAGCCTTTAAAAACTCGTCACGAGCCAGAAAAGAGGCTTTTGAGCAAATGTCAAAGCTAGTTCAGGCAGCTTTAAAAGCGGGACTAACAAAAACACAAGCAATGATGATTTTACGAGCCAACAATGTAACTAAAGCTGATGCAAAAGCATTGGTAGAAGGAGGCATGACGGCTTGGGAAATGTCAGATAGTAGTATTAAAAATACAGTGAAAAAATCTGACGTTTTATTTGGTGATAAAAAAACCAAAGAATTCAGGGAAAGATTTAAACTAGTAAATGAACTTTTGGAGCAAGAAATATGAGTGATATTAAAATACCTTCATGGGCTTTACCAATCGGTGCTGCAATTATTCCAGCAGCTATTGCATGGGGTACTATGCAAGCTCAAGCGCAAGCTACAGATGAAGAGGTTGCTAAAGTATCTAAAGTTGTAGAAAAGTTAGAGACTACAACGACTGATAATGCAGTACGAACAAAATTAAACGAGCAAGCAATACAAACCATAGCAGATGGACTTGCACAACAAACTGAAATCTCAAAAGCTACTGATGAAAAGCTAGGAACGCTAATAGAGATTATGCTTCGTGAGAGGCAATGAATTTAAAATTAGTAATCGCTCTTATTATCGTGGTGGATGGATTAGAAGTTGATGATGAAAGAAAAACATACTTCAAAAATCCAACTCATTGCGAATGGGTAGCTCAAGAACTAAGTAGAGAAAGAAAATATTTTCAAGGTTTTGAACACGCTTTTTGCAGACCTGAATGGGTTGATGCAGAAACGCCTGTCACAAGCGTCAATGTTATACCACTGCCCGAACCAGAAGAAAACGAGGCTCCTTAATGTCTTGGTTGGAACAATATAATGGTGAAGGCGCCCGTTGGTGGATGATAATAGTGCTATTTCTCTTCTGGGGTGGTATATTTGGATATATATACTTTTTTGGCGGTGATGCTACGGAGATTGTAAATGAAGATTTTTAGAAAGTTATATAATTTTTTTACTTCATCAGAGGATGTTGTGGTAAGAAATAGAAATGCAAAAGGTCAATTTGTTGGTGATGATAAATCAACACCTAATAAAAATGAAGCATACAAAACAGTAAGACGTAAAAAGAAAAAAGCATGATTGTTAAAGATTACAACATTGTAATGCTATATGACTGCACTCCATTTAGTTATTTTTGTGAACTTAATCGTGTTGTAGATGGTGATACTATAAAAATGCGTAGAATTGATTTAGGTTTTGGTGTTTCTCTTCACGACAAAACAGTTAGGATACATGGTATAGATGTTCCAGAATCTAGGATAAACCTCAAGAAATTTCCAGAAAGAGAAAAAGAAAAAGAATTAGGTTTGCTTGCTAAAGAAAGAGTTGATAAATACCTAATGAATAGTCCTATAGCAATAACATCATATGGATATGATAAGTATGGTCGCATACTAGCTAATGTTTTTTGCAATGCGGGGTCTTTATCACAACTTCTTATAGAAGATAATTTAGCAGTAGAATATGATGGTGGTAAAAAAACAAAGGTATGGACTTAACTTATTATTGAGTCTAATCTTTCAACGATCTCTTGTTTTTTCTCTGTGTTTACGTGAGCATATCTAGTAACGCTTTGTAAGTTTTTCCATCCTCCCGCTTCTTTTATTTGAAATATATCAACTCCATCTTTTACTAATAATGTTGCAAAAGTATGTCGCAATGTATGTGGTGTAATATTTTTTTTCACACCACTTTTATGCACAGCCTTTTTCCAACAACTATTTCCTAAAGAATTTGGGACTAAAGGTTTACCATTATTCTGCACAAACACATATTTAATTTTGCCTTTCAAATAAGGTCTTGATTTTTCAAGATATTCTTTTCGTTCCCACATTTTTATTATAATTTGTCTAGCGGAGTTACCAATAGCAAGAACATTTGGTTCGGCATTTTTCATTTCATCACTTTTCTGAGTCCACTCTCTAAAATCATTTGATAGAGAAGACCATTTGAGATTAATTACATTTGATTTTCTCTGACCAGTAAGGGCAAGAAACTTAACAATGTTTGATCTTAAAAAGTCTAGCTGCTTGATAAACTTTACGAGTTCATCAGGTTCAAGATATATTTGTTTGCCCTTAACTTGTTTTGTTTTTATTTTGATTGTTGTATTTGATAAACCATTTTCTAATCCAAAGTTCATAACTGCATTGAATGTTGCTATATATCTTTGAATAGTAGAATCAGAAAGATTCTTATTAGTTTTAAGATGTTTTTTAAACTGAAAAATATCTTTCCTTGTTAAATCAGAAAAAGATTTATTTTTAAAAAAATTTGTAATGACATTGCACCTTTGAACTTCATTCGGATGCTTTACATTTCTTTCATTTTTTGAAGGCTCTTCTAGCCAATTTTCAGCAATCTCTAAGATTGATGATTCCATATACTATCTCCATGTAAAAACCCAGACCACGCCATAATACGACTCGAATTATGGGTGATCTGGTAATCGCTGATAAAGCTATCAGCACTTGGGGGTATTAATTCAGTACACCCGTTTCTGGTTGTTCTTCTACAGGCGCTTCCTCGTCCAAAGGATCAGGCAATAACTTCAATGCATCTTTAGTCTGCGCTTCAACACCTATCCTAGCCATACCCAATAAAACAGACATCAACTCTATAGCTTGATTTCCAACTTGAACTGAACCTAGAAGTTCCATGCAGTTTTTTGAAAGATCATTTCTGTTATAAGACTTACCATCTATAATAACAAGATCCTTTTCATCAACTTTAGTTTTTTTCTTTGTCACGTTCTCCTCGCTTCGTTTCGTACAAATTTATATTGTTTTGGCGCAGTGATTGAGAGTTTTATTTGAGGAATCATCCTCTCTGCTCTATATCCTTTACCACAATGTTCACAGTATTTATTTTTAGGAGTCCAGTGTTCTCCAATCCCTACCATTTGAACCACAACATTTGGCTCTAATTCAATCGGTTCGGGATCATCAACCGACAGAATTCTCTCTATTACACCATCAACACTAGCTATATTAGCAATGCAATCTTGATAATGTCTCGTATATCTTACTCGTCTTATCCATATTTTATGAGAGTACGAGCCTTCAAGATCATTAATGTTAAGATTGCGACCACCATATAATACACTATTGACAGGCCTTGTCATTCTTAATGGCATTCATACTTTCCTCACAAATGTCATTACATCCATGTAAAAAGTTAAATCTAAAATGGAATGTCATCATCAAAATCACTTACAGGATTTTGCTTTTCTTCCACTGGTGTAGCCTTTTTTGGCTCAACTGGTGGTGGAGCTTTTTTTGGTTCAACTGGAGGCAAAGACTTCTTGTACTCTTTAAAACTAGGAACTCCTCCACTGACCCATAAATCACCGATCTTCAACATTGGAGTTCCATCTAACTTCTTTGCAATTTTTCCTTTCCAGTTGATCCTATCTTGATCCATTTTTAAAGAATATGACAACCACTGAATAAATTGTTCATCAATTTTGATAAAGCCATCATAGTCGTGACATTGATCGTCTGTAGCCCATGCCTGACCAGTTTCCCTCAGACCCTTAAGCCTTAATAATTCATTTTGCCTTTTCTCTTCTGTAAGTTTATACAACCTTGCATTACCCGCTTGTACTTCAAAACTACTCATAAAATATCTCCATATTTAATTGAAACTTGTCTAGTTCCATTGGGTCTTCTAAAGTCTTCTATAGACTTCTCTACTTTAAGCAAAAGTTCTTCGCCATTTATTTCAGCAAAGGCTTTCTTAAAATCAATGGGCGCTTTTTTGTGTGTTACTTGTACTATTGTTTCGTGATTACCCACACTTTTACCATATTTATCAGCTATAAGATTCTTAAGTTCATTTGATTTTTTTTCTAAATCAGAAAGTTCATCAAACATATCTATGTTATCTAATTTTATATCGGCAATTCTTCTTTGAAGTTTTGTCAACCTAACTATAGCATCATCGTCTTCTACGTAGTCATAATCTCTAGCTGTTTTTTTTGCGCCTAAATACTTTTTTCTTTTTTCAGGATCACTGTACTCTTCCTGAATATAATCATAGACACTTCTCCAAAGGTCAATTCTTTCAATCAATCCTTCTTTTGGTACAGGTAAATGTCTTGCAGAAACTTTTTCATACAACCAATTATCTGTTCTTTCTATGGTTTCAAGGATTACTTGCGGGTCGTCAGAAGGTTTATTGACTTTGTAGCAAAGAAAATACATTCTTTCCAAATCAGCAACTTCCATTATTGTCCGGCACTGCATTTCATAATATTCTTTTTCAAAGACAGAATAAGGTTCTTTTGCATAGAACGGACACTTGATTTCTATACCCGCATCAACACCAACTAAACCATCAGGTGATGCCGCAAGAAATGGATATTTATCATGCACTATTAGACCAGTTTCAAATACTTTCTTTCCTGTCCTCTCTTCAAAATATTTTCTTGCATAAGGCTCAAGTTTTGTTCCATGTTCAACCGCTTCATTTGTAACAAACTCGTCCTCGGCCTCTGATAATGCTCTTACTTTTTTTCTGACAAGATCATCGAATGATTCAAATTGATTTTTTCTTTCGATGACTGATGTTTCGGTTGCTGTAATTTTAGAGGCTCTAACTTTACGCCATTCAATACTGCCTTGCTCTAGTCCGGCAAAAGGTTGTGTATCAACCATTAGAAATCCCTCTCATCCGTTTCCTTAAAACCTCCTTGAGAAACGAATTCTAAAAATCTATCTTCTTGATAATCTTTTAATCCAAGATTATTAAGTTGTTTAAGAAACTTATCATAAACTTTTTTAGCAGCGTCAAAAGTTTTTGTCTTATGGATTCCACTATCTTTCCATAAATTATCAATCGTTTCCTCATTTGATATCTCTTTTGGCTTAGGTGCTTCTTCTTCTATATTTTCTTGCTCATCAACGGCATCTAACTCTTCATAATTTTTTAGATTCAAACCAAATTCTGCCATAGTAGCAACTCTGCACCTTTGTTTTGCTGTATGAATTTGAGTCGCAGAAGGATTTTGTATAGATTGCCAATCATCATGTATTGGGTATGATCTTTGTATTGTCCTACCTAGAACAGTCATTTTAATCCTAACCTCTGCTGTCCCATTTCTATAATAATGGCACTCATTTCCATCGGGATCTCTTTCAAATGTCCAACTGTAGTTAGGGTCGATGCTCATCATAAGTCTATGTGCAGTAGACCACGGTAACATCGTGATAATTTTGCCGTCTTTAGTGGGTTTTTCTGATTCTTTTAGATATCCTGTAACATCAATATCATAAGCTTGCAGGAAAGCAGATTTTTTGTCTGACATAAACAAACTCCATGTAAAATATTGTCTCACTATACCAGTTTGGTTTGACAAATCAACTTTCTAAACTTTATGATCGCAGTCCTATCAGTAATTTTCATGGAGAGATAATTGATATTCCGACCCGCTCATAAAGAAAATAACTATACAGTTATTCCTAATAAACTCCTTAGAGGTGGGCTTCATAATGCAAGTGAACAAAGAGAAGATACCCTTAGTCCAGAATCCTTAGGTGTGCTTGTGTATCTTTTATCACATAAAAATGATTGGCAGATAACAAATGTTCAGCTTGCTAAGTTTTTTTCTATAACAAAAGAAAAAGTTACAAAGATTACTAGAGAATTAGAAAAAGCAGGTTACGCTAAAAGGGTTGTAAGCAGAACAAAAGGAAAGTTAAAAAGATGGGACTGGATGGTGACTGATGAAAGGAACAACTTCACTGAGATTCCATCGATAGGAGGTCTGCCTAAGCAAAATGTTTCTGATACTCAAGGCAGAGAAGATAAAAACCAGATCAAGGAAAAACCAGATCTGGTTAATCAACCCACTAATAATACTATTAGTAAAGATAATAATATTAATAAAGAAAAGCCTGAACCCTCTCTTTTTAAAACTTTTTTACAAAATCCACCTGATCCTATATCTTCAGACGCTTGGATTCTTTGGTGGAATTATAAAAATATTAACAGAGTCCCCGCGAAAGCAACGATTACAAAGACAATTAATTTGATGAAGAAATTAGACAAGACTCATAATCTTAAAAAATGCATTGAGTATGTCATAGAGAGAGGTTGGAGTGGTTTACCCGTTGATAAAGATGGAAAAGTTTATGAATCCTGTAACGAGTTTAAAAAAAATACATTACATTTGGTGAAATGACATGGACGTTAAAGAAATAAAACTGAGGTTAGCGCCTCATGTATCAACATTACTAAGGGAGTTTTATCCTGAGGGAAAAATAGAGGGCGGTAATTTTAAAATAGGATCTGTTCAGGGCGAAAAAGGTAGAAGTATGTCAGTCTTTTTGGGTGGTGATCAGGTAGGTCAATGGGTTGATTTTGCTACGGGTGAAACTGGAGATATGCTTGATTTAATATGCTCAAAAGAATCATTGTCTATTGTTGAAGCAATGAACTGGGTAAAAAAACGATTTGGTCTTACAGAAAAAGTTCAGAAAAAAATTAAAAATATCGCGGGTAAAAAATACAACACCCCCATTCTACCTTCTCAAGACACAGAAATGATACATGATTATTTGAAAGGTAGAGCCTTCAAGAATACAGATGATGTATTAAAAAACTCTGGTATATATGAAACAAAACTAGATGCATTAGATAGGGCAGTTGTTTTCCCCTACTACTCAGCTGACAATCAGCTTACCTTCATCAAAATAAAGCCTATTACTGGGGAGGCATCACCGTTTACTCAAAAAGCATTGAAGCCTATCTTATTTGGATGGAAAACTATAGACGATAGAGCGAGAGATTTAATGATTGTAGAGGGTGAGTTTGATCAGGTGATGGCAAATGAGTTAGGTTTCAACGCATTGAGTGTACCTATGGGCGCACAAAATCTTAACTGGATTGAACATGAGATGCCTAACTTAGAAAGGTTTGACCGCATTCTCATTTGTTCTGATATGGATGAAGCCGGAGATGATATGTGGAGAAAGGTAAGCAAGAGATTAGGTGATAAATGTTACCGAATTGAAATACCTTGCAAAGATATCAATGACCTTGTGAAAAAACATGGATATGAGAAAAGCAAAATTATCATTGATCAAGCAATAGAATCAGCTATCTACAAAGACCCACCGACTCTGAGAAACATAAGTGAATTCAAAGAAGAGATTGATCAATACTTTGCATTTGATGAAAAGGACAAGAACGGTTTTGGTTTTGGATGGACTAAATTAGATGAGGAAGATATAACACTTAGAACGCATGAACTTGTTACTGTAAGTGGCGCTAACGGTCATGGTAAGTCTATGTGGTTATCTCAAGTTTGTTTGAACGCAATACATCAAGGCCAAAAAGTTTTAGTTGGATCGTTTGAAATGATACCTAGTCAGACAGCGGGGAGGATGATGAAACAAGCAGCTGGAGTCTTCAATCCAACGCCAGAATATAGAGATGCTTTGCTTGATTGGTTGCTACCTAACTTTTGGTTGTATGTAGATACATTAACACCAAAGCCAAAGGATTTATTAGAATGTTTTGAGTATGCCTACAGACGTTATGGTATAAACGTCTTTGTTGTAGATTCGTTGACAAATATAGTTAGACAAGATGACTATGGGGCGCAACAAGAATTTATAGAATCATTAGTCCAGTTCAAACTGAACTTCCCTGTTACGGTATTTTTAGTAACGCATGTTCGCAAAGGAGAAACAGAGAACTCAAGAACTGGCAAGTATGATGTAAAGGGTAGTGGGTCAATCACTGATTTAGCTGACAGTTGTATTTCTGTTTGGAAAAACAAAAAAAAATTAGAACATATACAATACCAGAGTATGTTGGGTGAAGAGCCTGATCCTGATGTACTTAACCAATGGGATATATATATTGGTGTAATGAAAAATAGGGCTGGTCAATTTGAAGGATCAGTAGGATTTGAATTTAAACCTGACTGTTTTCAGTACGTGCAATCTCGTGGTGAACCTGTCAGAAAATACATAGAGTTTGATATCAACCATGCAAGATAAACAAGAGCATTTAGCAGACAATCTAAGAAAAGCGGGTAAGATGGTTCAGCAAGCGCAGATACAAATACATACAGCTGAAGCAAATTTGAAAAGAGAGATAGCGTTGCAAAAGGTTATTGCAAGTGAACAGAGAAATATAAAATCAAATGCCGCTCAGGATAGATGGGCTGATGAACAAGAATCAGTTTATCAAGCGAGGTTAGAATTAGGTGTTGCAAAAGGAAATCTTGAGGCCGCTCGATGCGAGGTGATGGCGGTAGAGGCTGAGTTTAAAATATGGCAAAGCAAGCAAGCAGATTTGCGATTTGAAAGGAGAGTTTACGGAGGATGAAATCGCGCAGTCCGACTAAAGTTGAGACTGCATGGATGGCTAAGTTAACGGAACTAGGATGCTGTGTTTGTTGGCGTGAGTACGATGTCTTTACGCCTACAGAAATACATCATTTAGACGGAAAAACTAAACCAGATGCTCATCTTAAAACAATAGGATTGTGTTATCGACATCACAGAGAAGGAGTTAATAATGATAGATACGTCAGCAGACATCCCTTCAAACGAGAGTTCGAAGAAAGATACGGAACAGAGTCAAGTCTTCTCGACTGGACAAGACAAAGGCTCGGATAGTGATATTGTTTATGATTTAGTAGCAAGGCCTAGACATTACAATCAGGGTGATATTGAGTGTATTGATTACATCAAAGATCGTTTAGGCAAGGAGTTCAAAAATTATTTATTTGGCTCAATAATAAAATACATCCACAGACACCCCTACAAGGGAAACCCAGTTGAAGATTTACGTAAAGCGAAGTGGTACTTGCATCGCTTGATAGAGGAGTATGCAAATGACAAATAGTAGAACAAAAGGTCATGGCTTTGAAAGAGAAATTGTCAATCTTTTCAAAGATGAATTAGGGTATTGTAAAAGAAACTTAGATCAATATGCTGAAAAGGATCATGGAGATATTATATTGAAACCATTTTGTGTTGAGTGTAAACGATATGCGAATGGTCACTGGCATAGAGAAGACTGGTGGAATCAAGTTGTAAAATCTGCGGGAGATAAATATATCCCTCTCCTTGTATACAGATTCGACCGTCAGCCAACTAAATTTGTTTTCCCTTTATTTGTTGTTGGGGATTACGTCAGAAAAGATAACGAAACATTTACAGTATGCACAAGGGAAGCCATGCTGATAATGCGAGAAGTTATCAGTGAAACCAGCTGAGTTGAGAAAAATTGTAGAACAAGCAGCTGATCGCATATATTACCCTGAGATCGAGGGGTATTTAGATAAGCATCTAGACAAGCAATTCCATTCACTTGCGAAAGGAATGCTTCAATATTTTTTAGTCAATAGAATCATGGACTTAGACTCAAGAGAAGAAAGAAAACGTGCGCTCGATTTGTTGCCAGAAGAGGATGATGTACCTCATCTGAAGTCATTCGTTAAGTACACGATTCTAAGGCTTTGGAGTAAAAGAAATGTCGAAAATAATGTACGAGACAAAACAAGATTTACAAAGAGAAAAAAGAATTATAGAAAAAATAGCAAACAAATGGAATTGTAAATATAAAAAATTACCAATTCAGTACAGATTAGACTTTGCCCTTACGAGAGATAGCCAAATAAAGGCATTAGTTGAGATAAGGGTTAGAAAATTTAGAAGCGATAGGTATAAAACAATAATCGTTTCGGCTATGAAAAGATTGACTGCCAGATCATTGTCAAAAGAATTATCAGTTCCTTCATACTTTGTTGTAAAGTTTGATGATTGTATAAAATATATAGATTTCAATGAGTTACCAGAGTCTTTTCAAATAGGTGGTAGGAGTAATAAAACTAAGAGAAGTGAAGATGACATCGAGATAGTTTGTCATTATTTAGTTGATTGCTTTAAAAACTTTTGATAGACTGCTTTATGGATTTATCCCATGAATCCGTTCTGGGTGATAAGAAAGTGTAATCCAATCGTTTCATTGTGCGCTTTCTTTACCCTCCTCAGGATCACCCAGAACTATATTCTTCTTTGTTTTCAAGCCACTTGTAACACTCAGCGATTTTATCGCTCGTTTCAAAAGAATAAAGTCTCGCAGCTTTTGTCCCGCATGATCGTTTCATTTGGTATAAAAACTCGTGCTCGACATAATATTGATCGAATACTTCTCGTTGCTTTTTTGTCGTTAGATGACGGTTCAATACTGCAAAAGTAATATCACCGCCATCTATTGACATCGTTAAAACTATAGCTATTGAGAATACTCCTTATATTCAACTGATTCTACGTCAGAGTGTACAAGATCGGAATCAATGAAACTGTAATTACCATTGTCTTGAAACCATTCTTTCGCTTGATCAATGGTTCCTTCAAATTCATAAAAGTAATTGACCGTTTCAAGTCTCGTTTCTGTGATAAGAATTGTTTTACTCATTTCACCACCTCCTTATATTCAACATTTGATAAAACATCACAAGTATAATCAATGACCCATTTTGACCTTGCGTGGTACTTATGTTCAAAAATTCCCACTTCTTTTAAGGATTCAAAAGCATTCCAATAAGCCTTCATAGTTTTATGATGTATAGGCTTAAGTTGTTTTTTACTGGCTGTCATTTTCAATAATTGCATCTCTTTTTTCATAGCAATAGCCAAAAACTTACTAACAAGATCAAAATATTTATTGTTAAAGGGTATTACCTCAGATTTATCACTGAGTCCACCCGCTGAACAGTCCCCTGATATTGCATACAAACAAAGCTCTTTGTTTTTCATTTCACCACCTCCAACTTTTTAGTTTTCTGGCGGGTGTTTTCTACTTTTGAAAATGCATCTTCTACTGCTTCAAGAATTATTTTTTCACACAAATCCATGTGACCATTAGCTTTATAAAACAAAGCGGTCGCTAGATTATTTACTAAAAAATAAGTTGCTTGTAACGGATCCATCATGCCTTGATCCTCATCAATCTCACATTTATTAGCATACTGATTCATTGCATGAGTCATTAAGTTAAATGCTAGATTGTCGTTTTTTGCAAAGTACTGATTTTTATCTTCTGTTTTTTTCATAATATCCTCCTCAGGATTTTAGTTTAGTGTCGGAATTAACACTAAAGAACCACCTCAAAAACTCGTGCTCGATTTGATATTCGAGGTGGCTCTATGGTGTTTACTACACACTGCCTTCTTTTTGTAGATAAACGGTTTTCATCATATCTTTGTTGCCGCATTTGGGGCATATTTTGATCACCGTTCCGTCTGTGTTTTCTGGGTAAACATGATCACATTCTAAACAATGAATATTTTGAAATAATTCATATTCATCTCCACAAGTTGAATCTGTTCTTTCGTCAGACCATAATCCTTCGGTAGACCCACAAGATAAACATTTGTTTTCTGACTCATCTACATTTCTACTGCCGCAACATATACAACACAGCGGCATATTAGCTATCTCTAACCAAGAATAAGATTTATCCATCAATCACCCCCTTGTTAGCTTCTCGCATCGCTAGTTTAATTGTTAACAGTTCTAAAATTGGTTTTGGTATAGCCACGTTTTTAAACTCCTTAGGGCTTCTAAACCATTCGTTGACTGTATGTATGCTTACACTGCAAATATTCGCGATATCGCTATTTGTTAGCTTGTATTGACGTTTTAAATCAATCAGCCGGTTTGTTCTATCTTCTTTACTTGTCATACATTCTCCCTTTAGATAATCCCCATTTCTTAAAACATTTTTTTCTGTTTAGATCAGGGTCTATTAAGTCCAGTTGTAAATCTTTCATGCACTTTTGTCGGGCTACTTCAATTCTAATTTTATTTTTCGCTTTTAAAATTGATCGCTCGACAGTTGGCATTTTCAGAATATTTGCAATCCTTTCGGCTTGCTCTAAATGCTGCTTTAAATTTTTCACGTTCATCTTTGCCTCCTCAGGTCATTATGATGTAGGTTAGTGATGCAACAACCACTATTAGAATATTAAAGATAAGGTATGCTTTGCCTGTAACTTTAACAGCAAAGAACTTTCCGTTTTCATCCCGCAAAATTTCAAAGTGTTTCATTAGTCTTCACCTTCTTTCCAACTATCTGTGCAAAAACCTTCTGGATAATCTATCTTTTGAAAATCAAGATCGATTAACCTTTTCCGAAATGAATCCATAAATGGTTTTATTAAATCTCTCATTTTCTTTAATGCTTCCTCTTCAGTATCTGCTTTAATGTCTATTGAAAGATCCATGCATGGATAACAACGAAAAAAGCCTTCATCTTCCTCAGCAAAATTCCAATTACAACTTAACTCCATAAAACCAAGATCAAATAATTGATAATATAGATCACTTTGATAGTCTCCAATTAAGGATTCAAATTTCATTAAGGCTTCGTCTTCATCATCCGCCTCAATTTCCAAATAGTAATTAACATTAGGAACGCACCTCCAAATAAACTCTGGTTCAGGACGCACATTTATTTCACAGATACCTCGATCTGGAGTGAAATCAAAATCAATATTATTTGTATGATAATATTCTCCGTCTTCATCGAATGAACACATTAGAATCATATCGTCAGGTTTAGTTAAATCGTCCTTAATTCCTTCTTGTAATTGATCAATCAATTCTTGAACAGTCATCATCATTCCTCCTCCTCTTCAGCCGAAACACCAATAGCTAGTTTCCAACTGTTTTTGTTGTCATAACCGGAACTATCGGTATCTAAATAAATATTCCAATAAGTTTGTTCTTCATAAACATTATCATCAGTTTCAGCACAAATTTTAGTATCTGGAAGATAACCTAATTCATCTATTGCATTTTGTAATTGATTGATTAGTTCTTGTATTGTCATCATTCCTCCTCCTCTTCAAGTCCCCAAGTTTCGATTTTTATGCTCAGTCCTCCATCATTTTTTTCAAAATCATATGACCAATCACAACCAAAAAAATCGGCTAACACTTGCTCCAAGTTATCAAGGAAATCAGATTCAATTTTACGATCCATAATTAATACCCCCACTTTATTGAACTTGGGCTATCTCCGGCTCTCCACCTCTCGCCATCTTCAGTTGGTAAATAACCAAATCTTTCAACTCTTCTAGCTTTCGCCATATAAAATATGAATTTTCCCTTAGCTTCAGATGCTGATAACTCGCCATCTTCATAGAGGGATTCATCACATAAATAACCGTTTAAATCGTTATAAATTTGATCAGCTTCCTCCTGACTGCTTGGTGAAATTTCATGCTCTCTTAAAGAATACATTCCTTTTGAGTCTCTATATGTGTAATAAATGGAATCACCACTTATTATTTTTGCTTTTTTTCTACTCATGTTTACCTCCTCAGGTAATAGTTTATTTAGGTCTAGCGACTCCCCAGAGTAGGGGAGTTTCGGACATTCCTCAATGTCCATCATCAGGCTAGTTATGAATTCAACCATTCGTCAAAAGTTTTTAATGGTTCACCTGTCAATTCACAGTGACCAGTGCCATCATCTGAACACGATAAATAAATTTCGTACTCATCTTCTAGCCTTCCGCGTTTTCTGGTTTGACTCTCTGCGTGTTCTATTAACATTCGTTCAAGGCTCATCACAGCACCTCCTCTTTATTAAAGTTATTGATTAGTTCATCTGATAAATCAAATGGCTTTTGATTTGCTAAAAGAATCTCTCTTACAAGATTATCTTGATCGTGTTTTTGTTGCTCTTTACCCGTAAAAAATTCACGATCAATAATCTCAAAGTTTTCCACCCAGTAGACACCGTTATTAAAGTTATCTGCATCAAGTGTGCTATATGTACCGACACCGACTGAAAGAATACCTCCCATCCAGTTCCCGATCATTTGAGCGACTCTAGCGCAACAGTATGAAGAATCTTCTCTAATGCCTATGATCTTTGCGGCTTTCAAAAATGCTTCTACTGAGTCTCTGCCTCCGTTCCAGTGTAGATAAATGGACGGTGAATCTTCTTTGTTTATATATTCATCTTTAAATGATATTACTGCTCTATTTCCCATTTTATTTACCTCCTCAGGTTGTTAAGTTTATGGGTCTTACTAGCCCCTTTCGGGGCTTTCGATTACTCCCCAGTAATCTCGTCAGGTAAGTTTAAATATCCTTTACTTTGTCTCAAATATTCAGAGTTTGACGCAAAGTTTTCAAAGTAATTTTGAATGCTTGAAAATGTGCAACCTCTCTCAAAATGCTTGAAGCAATTCTTTGATTTTAAATAATCATTGATTGCATTGTGAGCATCGTCCAAATGTTTCTCAGCTTGATATAATTCTGGGTCATTTCTAAACTGCTCCATCTGACCCGAAACAAAGTAGATTGCATCATAAAGGGTTATCAAGTGATCTGCTTTTCTTTGATCAATTTTTAAAGGAAATCCGGCAAGTTTGATCTTGTTATCCATCACGCCACCTCCCTTGTAAAATCACATGGAATCTCCAAAAACTCAATGCTCTTGATCACTTTTTTAGGCGCATCAGTCCACCTCCATTTGACTC